AACTGTGTGAAACTTACTAAAGAACAGTGTACCGACCGCATAGAATCACTTCTAGCAGAAGGTTACAATCCAAATCATATTAGAGCAGTTCCTGATGCTTGAACTCCCCACTGATTTCCCACATCAATCCCCAGATAATTACTCTTACAAGGTTAAGGAATTCAAAACCAATGTTTACGCAATTTGGTTACATCACCATAAAGATTATGTCTATACTAGTGATCCTGTGCATACTATCTGGGGATTCTTCAATGCAAAGAAGCGGCAGTATTTTGCCCCAATCAATGCAAAGAAACCTGGAAAGGTAGTTGATATTAAAAATACAACTCCTTACACTGCAATGCAACTAAACCTCAATCCTTTAGAACATGCTTTATACTCCAAAACTTGATGACTACGTAAGGTGGGAAAGATCAACAGGACATATTGATGAAGGTTGGGTTTACTTTGTTGATAATGAGTATATCACAATTGAGACTGGTGTAAAGGATAAACCTAACTGTGAATATACAAAAGAAGAAAAGCATAAGAAGATTCATATCTTAGTAGTATGTCATAATTGTTTTTGGAGTGATTTGAAGTATATAAAGAACAGGCGAGTGGACAGTTGACGTAGTGGCACAAGGGAGGTTTCAGACCTCCCTTTTTCGTGTATATTAAAGGAGTGGAGGGGACACCCACCACACTCACTCTAAACTCTCTCACAATGGGCACACGCGCACGGATCGGACTCCAACTTTCAGATGATTCTATTCTTTCTGTTTATCATCATTGGGACGGTTATCCTTCTTGGTTGGGTAGGGCACTTGAGTCGCACTACAATACGAAGGAGAAAGTAGCAGAATTGATTGACGGTGGTGATATGTCCTGTGCATGGACTGATGATTCATTCCGCAATTCTAATGGTAAGATTGAGAAGAAATCAGAATATGGTCCTCAATACTATTCTGAGCGTGGTGAAGATTGTCCTCCTAGACTTGACCCTACTCTAGCATCATATGCTAACAAAGAGCGTGGAGAAGAGTATCACTATGTGTATCGTAAGGTTGCTGGTGAATATACTTGGGTTTGCATTGATATGAATTCATTTGAAGACAAAGATCCTGAGACTGTTTCTATTCCTTCCGGTTATCTGCAATGCTAAACACTGAGATTACAGTTGGCGTCCCTGATTACTATCGGGACGACCAATTTTCTGAGGATTTCGACAAGTTCATTGAACGTGTAGTCGTTGAGTCTACTCAACTCGGAATGTCTCTTCCATATTATCTCCTTGAATTCTGTGAATAGTCTTACACTACATGATGATCTTTCAGGCAAAGATGTTCAACTTGCTTGGTCTGATATCTGTGCATTGATTATCAGTGCAGAGAATCCTTCTGAGTTCATCTCCAACAAAGACAAGAAACAACTTCAACAAATCGCATCCACCTTCAGAGAGTTTTTAGACTAATGATTGAAACTATTATTGGCAATCCCCCATACCGTAACATTGACAGCACTGATTTAATGCAAATGGTAGAAGAATGGGAACAAGAAGGTGTCGTTGAAAGTATTGACATCGAGACATTAAAACTACTAAAAGAGTTCTAATGATACAGAACTTTGCTAGAACCGCTACATATAGTGAGAGGGAGAAGAGAATTAATCAACTTCTTCTAGCACAGCAACAAGTTGAGAACCTGTTACTTATTAGTGAATATTTTGACTACAAGAAATATCTTAAGCAACATTTGTTCAAGGTAAAATACGAACTTGAAAGACAGTCCGGTAACCTTGACAAATCTAAACAACCAGACTAGAATCAAAACACTACCACGGACTTTCTCATGACACGAACACTCTCTAAGAAACTCACACGTTATCGTCTCACTTTAGACGTGATGATTGATAACTCAGCAAGTGAACCACCTTCACGATGGGAGTGGGAAAAGTTACTCCAACTTCAAGGAAATGAACAGGTGAATGATGTTTATGTTGAGAATCTTGGAGACTATAAAGTCTAGTAGATCGCATTTCAAAGTGTCACACGAGGGGTTACGACCCCTCTTTTTTTATGCTATACTGATTTTAGGTCACAATCAGTCATGTCAAGTATTACCATTGAACAACTTAGCGCCACAATTGATGCGGATGTTGCAGACATTTTGCGAATGAATGACGTGTCTGATGAGATTATCAATCTCGTATGTGATACTATTGTTGAACATTTTGCAACTATAAAATATCTTGAAAATAATGACCAGTAAAGAAAAACTTCTATTTGTATCATCATTCATCTGGTTTATGCATTGGGGAACATGTCTAGCATCTATCATTCTGGATACGGTTATTCTAAGAAACTCTGTGAGGATATTACCTCTTGGTTTTTGAATAAGTATTATCCACGTCATAAAATTGATGTGGATATTGAGCATCGTGGATTGAAGCGTGAGGGTGTCTATGGGTATTGCGATTTTATTGATAATAAATCTAAACCACGACACTTTGTGATTGAACTTCAGACCCACATGAATCAGGAAACATATACAAAAATACTTTTTCATGAATTGACGCACCTTTCCCAGTGGGTAGACGGTTCTCTCACTTTCAAGCATGGAAAAATGTGTTATTGTAAAGAACCAGTAGAAAACTACGACTATGTGAACCAACCACATGAAATTGAAGCACGAGAGAGTGAATCAGTTCTATATGATCTTTATCTAAATGAGAAAGAGAGTGTGCCAGTTGAAGAGGTGTCCACTGGTTGGTGGCACCGTCTGTGTGGGATGCTATGATTACAAAGTAATCGAGAGACACCCATGCAACTCCTTCCCCACCAGCAGGTCATGCTAGACGCCATGGCAAAGGAGGAGAAAGGATATCTCACTTGCGGCACTGGTGGTGGCAAAACTTTCACTATGATCACTGATTGCCGTCGCTTTCTTGCTCCTGGCAATGTTATTGTTATCGTTGCTCCTCAACTTTTGTTGGGTGAGCAATTGTTCAATGAGTTCAGTGATCATCTCTGTGATATAGATTTTGTCTATCGTCAAGTTTCTTCCGAGTCAAAGACTTGGCAGCGTAATCCTAAAAAACTCAAGTTTGGCGGCAAAAAAGTACAGGCAAGGTCTTCAACTACAACTGTTGATGAGATTGTGGATATCTACAGAATTGCACAGAAAGCAAAACAACCGCTGATTCTGTTTACCACTTATCTCAGTCTTGAGCGTATTGTCAAGGCAAATATTCCTGTTGACGTTACATACTACGATGAAGCACATAATGCAGCAACAACAGATAAGAACATTTTCAACTCTGTAAAAGATCAGGTTGTGAGTTCAAGTTACAATTTTTTCTTTACTGCCACGCCTAAGTACAGCAGTTCACCTGACGGTTGCGGAATGCAGAATGAAAGTGTTTATGGCAAGAAGATTGCTGCTATCAAGTTCTCTGATCTTGTAAAGTGTGGTGCAATTGTCAAACCTTACCTTCACTTGCAAACTAGCAACGTTCAAAGCAGAGATCTTGATGAGATTTCTATTGATGTTGATGCACTTATGGAGACGATCAACTATTACGAGACCAAGCATTACGAGACTGGAGCGCATAAGGTTCTGGTCGCATGTCGTGGCACTGAGAATATTCAAGGTATGCGGAATGCTATGCTCAAGTGGGCAAATGATAAAGGTTACGATATCCTCTCCGTTGATAGTGTGAACGGTGGATATCTGAATGATCAACAGATTTCCACTCCTGCATCTAAAGGTAAGTTCCTTGACGAACTTAACACGATGGGTAAAGACTTGACCCGCAAGATGATTGTTCTTCACTACGATATGCTCGGTGAGGGTATCGATGTCAAAGCATTCACAGGTACAGTTTTTCTCCGTAATATCTGCTCTAATATCAAGGCAGTGCAGGCAATGGGTCGTGTGATCCGTTCCTCTCCTGGCAAGAAGTATGGCATCGTAACTGTTATCCAACACGGTGATGATACTGATGATGCATATGAGACCATCGGAGGAATTGTCAACCAACTTATTATCAATGGTGCAACATACGAGGATATGTTGACCGAGGTATCTGGTCGCGGTAAGGATGAAGAAATCATTGAAGAACTTGAGTCTGAGATGAAAAAGCGCATCAAAGATTACGAGGTTCAATGGTGGCATGATCTCATGATTCAGGATCTCCTTTCTAGTGGTGACCCTCTGGACATCCTCTGATCCTTGTGCCAGTTCAACAAACTGTCCACCATCCCCCCACAGGGGATGGTTTTCGTGTATTATTAAAGAGTCAAAGCAATGGAGGCAGATGACCACTGTGATCGCACCCACCTATGCCCAAAAACGTCAGGCATTGATGCAGTATTACAAACAGGGAGTTAAACCGGTCGATCCTAGGCAACCAATTGCCGAAGATTTGGCACAAGAGATGGTCCAACAACTAAAATTGTATGGCATCCCCAAAGATGCAAAGATTGGTGTTTTTGACACGTTCTTGACACTGACTTTGACACTTATTGAGCACGGTTATAATAACATTGTTTATCTTGAGAATACCCATACAAACTTGACAACAAACCAAGAGAAGTATTATACTACTATTGAGAAGGGATGTGCAAAGTTAAATGTTACATACTATGTCCCTCCCATGAACAACTATAAGCGGTGTAATATGGATTTTGATGTTATCATTGGCAACCCACCATTTCAGGATTCTAAGCATGACGCCAAGAAAAACTCACTGTGGAAACAGTTTGTTGATTTCTCTTGGGATCGTTGTACTGTTCTGTCACTGATTGTACCTGCATCGTTTACATCTCCTGCTGTACGATTTGAAGAGGTTAAACCATATCTGAAGCACCTGTCTTTCAACGTTAAGAAGCACTTTCCTGGTGTTGGTGTTCAATTCTGTCGTTTTGTTCTTGATAAAAATCACGTCGGACCTTGCACCATTGAATCGTATCAGGGTGACATTTTTGAGTTAGATCTATCCACACAAACTGGCATCCCTGAGACTATCACACCTCAACTGATTGAGGACGCTAATTCTATCTTTCTCAATACAAGAGTGTGGCAAAAGACTTGTGAGTATCACACTCAACAGAAGAAAAAGTTCTCTGATGATGGTGTGATTGATGTGATTCATGGGGCACAAGTGTTGAAGACCAATTTTCAACACCCGAATAATGAAAAGATTCGTGTTCAATGTCCCACCACAAAACACCCTGTCTTTACTGTCATTCAGAACACAGGATTGAGTCAAACACATATCTGGACAGAGGTAGATTCTGTTGAAGAGGGTGAAGAACTGTGTGAGCGGTTGAATAGTGATAAGGTCCAAAAAGTCCTACGTCAATATAAGTGGGCAAATATGTATTATCCTCAAACCATCAAACAACTCGGTTGATTGACATGAACTTAACTCACACATTTGGTTACGATTCTGAAGAGATTGATTCGCTAATCTCTGACAACACACTAGACAAGTTCCTCAGAAAGTTGGTTGCGGAAGGTAAAAAGCAAGACCCAGACTTCTATGATCCGTTGAGGTATATGGGAGACGGATTTGAATGGTTTGTTGAGTACTTTCTCAAGTTCTTCAATGGTGACCACATTCTAACTTATACAGCAGACTATGAACCAAACTTGATGTTGATAGGGGTAGCGATGGTTTCGGTATTTGCACCTTAGATGGTTCAAAGACTTTCGTTCAAATTAAATTTAAGGCAGATCCTACTTGTTATCTGTCTGGACAGAATACACCTAACCTTTCCAACGTAACAGCAAATGCAAATGAATATCAAATGACAAACGATTGGAAGATGAATGGTAAAAATGTCATCGTCATCACGTCATGTAAGGGTGTTCATCCTAATCATCCCATTAAACATGTTAATGTTATCAATCGTCAACTGATTGCAAGACGTGTTGACAACAATGTTGTTTTCTGGGATAATCTACGTACTATTGTAAAAGAACAAAATGCCAAGTAAGAACACACATAATGAGTCAGTAGGGTCAGAGATTGTAAGGTCTGATGATCGCATTGATGAAACTGGTGAGGTATTCACTCCCATGGAATTATGTGCTCAGATGGTATCAGAGATCTCTGAATCTACGCTCAAAGATAAAACTAGCACATTTCTCGATCCCGCCGCAGGGTCAGGGAACTTCATGCTAGCATTGCAGACAGAATTATTGAAATATCACTCATTATCACATATCAATGACAATATGCTCTATGCTGTAGAGTTAATGGCAGATAATCACGCAGAAATGTGCAATAGACTAGGTGTTTCAGTGGATCATGCTCACTTTGTATGCCATAATGCGTTGGAATACGATTATTCTTTCGGCAACCCTATTGGATTGGAAGCGTTCATGTGACAGTTGTCAAGGTGTCTACTCCAGCGGCACAGCAGACCAAAA